CGACGAGGTATGGCACTCAGATGCTCGTTATCGTAGGCTTGAAAGAGAAATTTACTCTAAATGAGGGTTCCTTGGGAGAAATACGCATTAGATTTAGCTAAAACTGCATCTCAACGGAGTGAAGATCCCCACATGAAGGTGGGGGCTTGTGCTTTAAATGAGCATAATATGGTTTTAGCCTTGGGCTACAACGGTTTAGCACCAAGAAAAGAAGTTGATGATTCGTTTTGGGAAGACAGAAATCGCCGTAGACCTTACATGATTCATGCCGAAGCTAATTGTTTAAGCCTTGTAAAAAGGGGAGAAGTAAAACTTTTAGCTGTAACTCTTTTGCCATGTTCATCTTGCGCCACGTTGATAGCATCCTATGACATTCCGAAGGTTGTCTATGGGGAGATATATGAACGGGACATGAAGTCTCTGGAGATTTTTGACTTTTATAACATAGAATGTGTAAAATTGAGTTGACAAAGATTAAAATTCTGTAATAATACAAAAATATGAAGACACTATTGTTTAGTCTTACGACCATGTTGGGCATTGCTTTTAGCATTGCGGGTTCTCAAGCTACCACTCTTGCAACAGATTTATCTGTTGAAGGTGGGGCATCAATCTCAAACTTTAGCACCGATAGGGGTCTAGCAACTAGGGAAGATTCCATTGGAGCTTCTGTTGCCTTGACTACCCCACTGTCACTAGGGCATTTGTCTTTCGGAGCATCTCTGTTCGATACTGATGGAGGTGGAGAGATGGATTTTGGAGCTAGCTACAGTATCGACTCTAACCTGTTTGGGCAAAAAGTCGGTCTTACGGCGGCACTAAAAGACACCGAATCTGTCTTCGGAGATAGGGAGGAATTCTCCCTTACTGCCGATTGCACTTATATCGCAGACTTCTCTGTTGGTCTTTGGTATGAGGATAATAACGATTGGTTTGGGGTAGAGCTTGGAGTTTCTTATGACTTTGAAACACCTGTCAAAAACCTGACACTAAGCCCTTTTGTTACAGTCAACCTTGCAGAAGAATACGAAGCTCTTGAGCTTGGTGTGAAAGCAGATTACGTGCTAACAGAAGATATTTCAATCATTGGTAAGATTTCTTATAACGATAACGACTTTGAAGGTTCCTCTTTCGAGGTAGATAAAGAGTGGGTTGTTGGAGCAGGATTATCTTACAGCTTCTAATAATTTAAGGTTTTTAAAAAAATAAAAGAAAAGCCTCCCGTAAGGGGGGCTTTTTTTGTATCGAGTGTAAATAAATAAACATGGAGCCTGAAAAGTCTATTTTAAAAGAGTTTTTAAACGGAGGATGGTTGGTGCCGCTTGTGGGTGCCGCCGCCATGTTTGCTAGATTGTTATCGGGAAACAGTGGATTGTCTTTAAAACAACAGTTTAAAAGAGTAATCACCGCCGCAATTGCGGCTGGTATTGCATGGTTTGTGTTAGAGCAAACAGACGTATCCTCTCTTACAAAAGCGATCACTTATGGTATCATTGGTGTAATTAGTCCAGAAGTAATTAGCGGTATCGTGCGATTAGGAGAAAAATTCGCTAAGAACCCAGAAAAATTTATTAAAAAATGAGACCTAAGTTTATTGTTTATTGTTTAGCAGCTATCTGTTTAGCGTTTGCGTGGAAAGGATTGATTCTTACAGAGGATATTGAATCTACTCTAGAGGAAAATGCTAGGCAATCAGAGTCATCTATCATGGAAATAGGGATGTGTTTTGATTGGTATGGAGTTATTATAGTTAATTCTGTTGTTAAAACTTCTCATGGCTCTATAACTCCTGCTGAAATGGTGGATATTTTAGAAGAGGAGAGAGGCTACAAAGATGAATATCTAGAGGGATATAAGAAAGATATTACTCCAGACGAAATAGAATATGCTGACTTTGTATTCGCACAAGAAAAGAAAATAAATCTTTATGTTGATGAGTTAATAGACTGGGCAAATAAAGGAGATATAGAGATGATAAAAGCCTCTATTCCTCGCATGTATGACATGACTGACCCTACAATTGACGCAATCAATAACATCATGGATACAAAAATGTATTACAATGAAGCTCAAGCAAAAATTTTAAATGAAAAAATATCATTTTATAGAGACTTCATGATCTTAACTATCGTCTTATGTGTTGTGATGTCTATCTGCGCTGGTTTTAGTAGAAAGTGTGCATAATGAATTTTAAGGGAAAAAAAGAAGTAGTAAGAGCGGTGCAGAAACTCCTTGGGGTATCTGCTGATGGTGCTGACGGACCTGTTACTTGGAATGCTATCTTAGCTAAACTCTCAACTAAGGACACTCCCGCAATCAATGGGAGTATACCACAAAAAATGGTTTCTTTAGCTAGAGAGGAAATAGGAGTATCTGAAGTAGACGGTAGTAATTGTGGACCAAGAGTTGATGAATACAAAGCAGCTACATGGCTAGATGCTGATAAAGGTTGGCCATGGTGTGCCGCTTTTATTTGTTGGTTAGTAAGGGAAGCTATCGAGCAAGAGGATGTAAACTTTAAAAGACCTAGAACCGCTGGAGCTTGGGACTTTGAAAACTGGGCCAAGCAAGAATCAAATAGAGGAATTGAATTGCGTAAACCTACAAACGAAGACATTAAAGCTGGTGATATTGTTGTGTTTACCTTTTCCCATATTGGTTTAGCAGTTAAAGACGTAGACTCAAGCGGCTATGTTGTTACTATAGAAGGTAATACAAATGGAGCAGGAAGTCGTGAAGGAGGATCGGTTTTAGAAAAGAAGAGGCACGTTTCAAAAATTCGCAGTAGGATAAGAATTCTGTAGATTAACTTAGTCTTCCCGTTATAATAAGGGGAATGGAAAAAGTTAATATCCAAGTCAACAGCAACGATATCTTTAATTACGTTGTGGGAAACTCTGTGTTTGACCCTATCGAAAGGTGGGTTGACCCCACAAGATACGAAGTCTTAGATGGTTTTATCTATGATTCCGAAACAAAAGAAAAGATTACTCAAAGTAGCGAGTATCAAAGATTTTGTTGGGAAGTAACTAAACTTAAACAGTTAACAGATAAAATGCAGCGACGAGAAATCGAAAGTGTTTGCGAGGAAATTGCTGAGATCGCACCAACTTATGTTCTTATTTAGTCATGGCCAAAAAAACATCACTCCAATCTAAGTATTCCCTTAAGAAAAAGGTTAAAAATAAGGGAGTCCACGCTAGAAGTAAAACTTCTAATCATAAACAGAGTAAACTCTATAAGAAAAAATATCGAGGGCAGGGCAAGAAAAGATGAATTTAGTAAATGATATTCCGATTACAGAAGATGATTACAAGCACATCAATTGTATTGTCGAAATTCCTAAGGGAACCAATACAAAATACGAATACGACGAGAATTTAAATATATTTAAATTAGATAGATGTCTTGTTTCTTCTTTACAATACCCCATTAATTATGGTTTTGTTCCGCAAAGTTTAGCTTTAGATAATGATCCTTTAGATGTGTTGATCTTTAATCATGACCCCATTGATAGGGGAAGCATGGTGAGTTGCAGGGTCTTGGGGGTATTAGGTTTTGTTGATGGGGGAGAGGTCGATAACAAAATTATTGCGGTTCCTCATTGGTCTCCACCAGAAAAATACAAAACAGTTCATGATATTGAGTCTGCTCATCTTAAAATATACCGCCAATTTTTCAAGATTTACAAAATAGATAGGGATTCTAAGACTAAAGTGGGGGACTGGAGATCTCGCAACATAGCGATGCAAATAACAAAAGATTCCCATGAACGCTGGAAAGAAGCTAATAAAGAGAGATTTCACGAACAGTGGGCAGATAAAGTTTTTTGGAAAAAAATGAGAAACTCGGGTTTCGTTCAGCCCGATTAATGTGTAAATAAAGATATGGATACTATTCTACAACTAGTTAAGGATAACCCTTGGTTTGGAGTTGTGACAGCCGCAATTGCTTTTGCTTCTGCTTTCGCTGCTGCAACGCCCACCCCGAAAGAGGGGACTTTCCTGTCCAAGCTTTACAAAGTTATTGATTGGGCAGCTTTAAACAT